AAAGTTAAGAAACTTCTTAATGACCCTGAGTATAGTTGGCTACGTACACATAAGAGTACTATATAATGACACTGGCTACTTATTCAGATTTGAAAACGAGCGTTGCTAATTATCTCAATAGAGATGATCTAACAAGCGTAATTCCTGATTTTATTTCTCTTACTGAGAATCGAATGAACCGTGACTTGCGTGTTCGTGCAAATATGAAACGTGCCAATACTACGACTACCGCTGGTACAGCGTTTTACAACCTGCCCTCTGATATGATTGAGCTTCGTAACATCACGTGGGAAAGTGACTCACAAAGCTTTGCTCTTTCCTACCTTTCTCCTGAATCGTCCAGTAGAGAATACGGTGGCTACATTAGTGGCTCACCTAGGGCATACACCAACCTTGGTAAAAGTATTAAACTATCTCCTACGCCTGACGGTGAGTATCAAATTGCTATCAACTACTTTGCACAGTTGACAGCGTTGTCAAACACAAACTCAACCAATAACATTCTACAGTCTTTTCCAGACCTGTACCTATTTGGTTCTTGTTTGGAGGGGGCTATCTATCTTAACGACACTGAACAGGTACAGCGTTTTGGTGGAATTTATGAGAAAGCTCTTAAGGATGTTAGGGATGCAGAAGACTCTGCTCGTTATAGCGGAACGGTTATGACAATGACTGTTCAGGGTGATCCGGGTTCCTTAGTCCGTAGAGGTGCTGTATGACTACCAACTGGGTTCAGGATTTATTTAATATCATTCAAGAAGGAAACGGGAACATTCTTACAGAGGATGATTTCTTTATCTGCCTTGAAGAGTTTGATTCTACAGTCTGGACTATAGACACGGCAACCGGCAATGGCTAAAACACTCTTTGACATCAATGGTCAGCAAAGCGGTTTTTCGTATAATTCAGATTTGTCGCCATATGACATGCCTCCTACTAACTTTACAAATGTAGAAAATGTTAGGTTTGTTGATAAGAAGGCTAGTACCATTCTAGGCTACACTAGGGTATTTGGTACTGCACTAGACTTGCCATATTGGGTTACAAGTTGGGCGCAGGGTAGTAATAATCTTTGGGTATACGGTGGTCCTACGTCACTTAACAAAATTAACGGTGCCACCCATACAAACATCACACGAGCATCTGGAGCATACACCACACTTACCGGCACAGTTAACAACTGGCAGGGTGGGGTTCTGGGTGGTGTCCTGGTAGCTAATAATACACTGGACGTACCTCAGAGCATTACACAGACCGGTAGCGTCTTTACAGACTTGCCGGACTGGCCTTCTACGCTTCGCTGCAAAGCTATTGTTCCTTTCAGGAACCACTTAATTGCAATGAACCTAACAGACAGTGGTACTGCAAAGCCGTTTACAGTGCGCTGGAGCGACGCTATCCCTTCAGGGGCAGCTACCAACGGTGCAAACACTTGGAACACTGGTAGCACAGCTTCTGAGTCAGGAGAGTCTACCATAGGCGGTACTAAAGGTGTTATCCTCAATGCCCTACCACTTGGCAATGAGCTTTTAGTATATAAAGAAGATAGCATCCACTCCTTAAACTATGTTGGTGGGACGTTTACTTTTAATCTACGAGAGAAATTTAAAGACATAGGTTTGTTTAGCAGAGACGCTGTTGTAGACATTGGAGATGGAAGACATGTCTTTATGTCTACTAACGATGTTGTCGTGACCAATGGTCAGTCTATAGTAAGCATCGTTGATGACAAAGTTAAAACATTCTTATTTTCTCAGATTGACAGTACCTATTATTATAAGACATTTATGGTTAACAACCGTATCCAAAATGAAATTTGGATTTGCTACCCACAGACTAATGCTACAAATGGGCTTCCCAACCGTGCTCTAGTTTGGAACTATAAGGATAATACCTGGTCTATTCGAGACTTGCCAAGTGTTAACTATATTGGTCGTGGCTTCGTTGACCCCGATTTGACTAACACATGGTCAGCGGCTACAAACACTTGGGAAAATAGTACACTAGCTTGGACACAGCAGTTATACAACCCTTCTATCGACTCTCTCCTTATGTGCTTCCCTTCTGACTCTGCTGCAAACAGCCGTTTCTTCTTGGCTAACTCAGGAACAACCTTTGCAGGTGCAACCTTTGTTACAACATTGGAACGGATTGGTCTACACGCCGGTAGGACAGATTCTATTAAGGCTGTAAGTAGAATTTATCCTAGGATTAGTGGTACAGGATATGTTAAAATAAGTGTGGGGGCTGAGTTAGAGCCATACGGTGGTGTTGTATACGCTGACCCAGTTGAGTTTAATATTGGTGTGGATAGCAAGATTGATTGTAGAGTTCGTGGAAGGTACATAGCCATCAAGTTTGAACACGATACAGATACGCAGTTCAACCTCTCTGGTTACAGTATTGAATCAGAAGTGGTGTCAGACCGATGAGCAGAGAGTTTCTACGGTTTAGCCACGCTAACCCACCGTCTGATCCACAGGAACTTCCTAACTATCTTAATGATAGTTTTACTGAACTAGGTGCTGTTGTAGAACTGCTACGTGACGGGCATTTAGACGTAGTCTATGCAGCCCCTACTAAACCAAGTCAGGGTGATATACGATATGCAGACGGAACTAGTTGGAACCCTGGAAGCGGAGAAGGTATATACTTTTTCAACTCCGCCAGTGCATGGGTTAAGCTATAGGATAGTAAATCCCAAAGGCAAGGGTTTTAAAGAAATAGTAGGACAGTGTTGGAAATATGTAGATAGCTCTACTCAAAGGAACAATACAGAGATTGTTAAAACAATAGACATCATCCAACGAGTAATAGATAAGGTTTCTGATCTCTGGGTAAGCGTTGATTCTGAAACTGATGAAATAGTAGGATGCTTTGTAATTGGAGCAGCTGCCTACCCCCAAGCTACAGGAATTATGTCAGAAGCTCTTGGTGGTCGGTTTGAATTTTCAGATATGTTTCCAATTGTTGAAGAATACTACAAAAAACTGGGTTATGCTTTTGTTGAACTTACTGGCCGCAAGGGCTGGGAAAAGAAACTAAAACCACTTGGTTACGAACTAACAAGCATTACTGTATATAAAAAACTATGAGTTTAGGTTTGAAGCCGGTAGACACTACAGATGAAAGTTTCATAAATATTTGGAAGCAATCTAGAGAGCATATAAAAGATGCTTTAAAATATTCAGGGGACACCCACTCTGATGAAACAGTTTTACGGTTAATTTTGAGTGGAAGCGCTCAGCTTTTTATTGAGGGTTCCACTAGCATAGTAACTGAAATTGTCGAGTATCCGGAAAATAGAGTATGTAGGGTTTGGTTGGCTGGTGGGGATATAAAAGAGGTTCACGTACTCGCTACAAAAATAGAGACGTGGGCTAAAGATCAGAAATGTACAGATGCTGAAATAATTGGACGTAGAGGTTGGAAACGCGCTCTACCAGACTTTATCGAAACATCTACTGTTTTCAAAAAAAAATTAACTTAATTACAGGAGTAAATTAAATGGGCGGTGGCGGTTCTAAAACAGTTATGGTTCCCTCTTCTTCTCAGTCTGAGGGGTCAAGCAAGGTGGAGCCATGGGAGGTTGCTACTCCATATATTGAAACACTGTTTCCACAGTTGGAAGCGGGTTTCAATGTTGCTCCACAGTTGTACCAAGGTCCGCTAGTACCGGGTGTGTCTGCTCAGACTTCTGCGGCTAGAGGTTTGTATGGTGACGTGGGTGCAACAGCCGCTAATTTTGCTCCCGGCCTTCAAACAGCCTATGATCAGATGTTTGGTAGGGCTACTGCCGCTCCAGGTACTAGCCAGCTATACCAAGCTCAAACAGGTGAGATTGCTAACCAGGCTCGTCAGCTTACTGAGGGCGACAAGATGTTGGCCCAACGGCAAGCAATGGAAGCGGGACAGTTTGGTCTAGGCTCCACTGCCCTAGGTGAGCTTCAGACTCTTCAGCAGCAGAAGCGAGAAGAGACTGTTCAAAGTCAGTTGGCTCAGGCTCTGGGTACAGAAGATCAGCGTCGGATGGCAGCAATGGGGCAGTTGCCTACAATGGCTCAGTCAGTTGTCCAAGCTAAGATGACTCCAGCGCAGTTGCAGGAAGCTATCGGGCGAGACATTGAGTCTAGGCAGGGCGCTGAATATGCGGACCTTCGCCGTCTTTCTCAGCAGCAGCAGGAAGCAGAACGTGCTCAGGCTGTCACATATGCTAACCTGCTGGGTGGCTTGGCTGGTCTTGGCAGCTCCACTCAGGTGCAGCAGACCTCCAGTGGCATGACTGGTCAGGTTATTCCCGGTACGTCTATAATGCAGCAACTTGCTCCTATTGCTGGTGCTGCGGCAATGGCGATGTCCGACATTAGGCTCAAGACTGAGATCAAACGTGTCGGTGAGCTTGAGAACGGTATTCCGGTGTATCGTTGGAAGTGGACAAACGAGGCTAAAAAGATTGTCGGAGATCAGGGAACCCTTGGTGTCCTTGCTCAGGAAATCCTTAACATTATGCCAGAAGCTGTCTCCATTGGCTCTGA